CCCCTAACATCTTATGATGTTAGAGGGGGCCCCCTGTTGGTTAGCTACGTTTTATACAAGTCTAGCTCTTGTGTTGATATGCTTAATCTTAGATGATGTCTAGGGCTTTCGCGTATCGACGCGAAGGCTCTTTTTATCTCTAGTTAGCTATTACCATTAGAGTTGTCTTAATACAACTATCTAATTATCTATTTTTCTCGTTCACTGAGAACAGTGAGTTAACCTAGTACTAATACTGGTTATCCTGAAGTAGCGATCAGGACTGACGATTATGTAACGAATTTTGTATCATTTACTATGTAGATAGGATGCTTGATCACCATCTCTACTATGTATTTCTACTTGATACATCCCCTAATTTAGGGGCTTTTGGTTATTCGGTTTAGTGACCAATTGTTATTTGATAAACCATATGAACTTTTGCGCGACTTTATTGTCGCGCCTTTCTAAATTTCTATTATGTGCTATTTTAATTGGTACGTGATGTTTTTGTACGATATTTTCTCGTACATTTTAAGTTTTTGCGCGACTTTATTGTCGCGTCTTTCACACGCATCTAGTGTGTGTGTGTGTTATTTTTCTAAATAATTGTTTTTCAGTATGTTTTTAGCATACGCTTTTCAATTATTATATGATGTCTTTGTATGACTTTATTGTTGTACATCCTTTTGAATTTTTAGTGCGATTTTATGTTCGCACATTGTGACCAGGTTTATACCTGGTCATTTTATTCAGCACGATCTCTGATATCGTGCAGTAATTCTTTATGTTTGTTAGACATAATAATGTAGTATGGAATTTTGTAAAATTTCGCTCAAAAGATTGTTTAAGTGCATTGTTTGACATGTGTGAGACTCGAGTACTCGATGTTATACAAATATGTACTAAGACTTTCTTTAAGTGATTGTTATAAGATCTCTAGCTTTCTGGAAACAGTTGACTACGAAGTCGTAATAAGCACATTATTCCTAATATAACATGAAGTGGGGAATTTTAACCGCTATACAGTCGAATTTACTTTCGATTCTGAGTGGCTGAAGTGATCTTTGTGAAGCTACCCTTCTTGAAATCTTACAATAACCTGGAACTCATTGGAGTTCCGGATACTATTGGTTTTCGTTGTGAAGGATGCAAGATCTTAGAAAGAAATTCAGCAGTCGCTAACTTACCTGCTCACGACGTTGAGGAGGTAGATTTGACTGTAATATGTTAAAAGGACTAACAGCATTATACCTATTATAGAAAGTATCAATAAAATCCATTTGGTATGGTAGGTATGTGTTCCGCTCTAACTAAGCGTGCCGAGAGGCAGTCTTTGTTTGAGGAGGCGTTGTTCCCACCGTCTCCAAGTATACGCCCACGCGGGAGAGTATGCAGGTGAAACATAATTCGGGGTCTTCCATGAATATGGGAGTTGGAAATCGACTGATCGGTCGAGCTTCTGTAAAAAACAAAATAGATCGCTCAACAACAAAAAACAAACAACAACAAACAAAATATGCTTTCGGATAGCTTACAATCCGGAGTGGTGGATGCCACGCCCCTTTCAACTTCCTCTGACCAGCAATCTTCTGAATGCTATTGTGATGAGAAGCGCTATGCCGCCCGAAAATACCAACGCAATTCGTTGGAGAAACGTCAAAAGCGGAAACTGATGCGCACCCTAGATTCACAATATCAGGAGATTGTTGAGGACATACAACGATTACGTCTGAGAAAGAGTGATCCTACAAAACATGTCAGGAAATTGGAGAAAATTAAAAAGAAACAGAAGAAGCTGTGCAAAATAGCATATGCTCAGAGTGGATTGGATATTGAAGGTTTCCGTTGTGCATTGCTTGATGGATTGAAAGCCTTTATTGAAACGATGAAGGAGTATCGTGACGAGGTTGGGGAGAATGTTATAAAGTTCTTTTTGGACTTGTTTTCCACTTTATATAACATTTACTCTAACCCCACTTGGAAGAGCTTTTTGATTAACTTCTCAAGCTTCTTTTCTCGACATCTTTCTTTGGAAATGGCCGAGTTGGCTTTGACTTGGTTGAAGGATGCTTTCAATATTGCCTTGTCACAGGATGATTCAGAGACCACTAAGGTTTTGATTTTGCGCCTGTTTGATAATGCAATGGACTTTTTGAATGATCAGTTGTGGTCTAATATTTGTGACTTCTTTGCAAAAGTTGCAGTAATTTATGCTGCGACTGTTGACATGGTATCGATAGAATCCTTGGATATGGAAACTTTGACGAAAAAATTCCAAGAATTTCGAAGCCATGCACCTGAAGTCAGAAGTCTTATTGAGATGGCGATGTTGGCGCAAGAGTATGTTTGTGGTAACTGGCAGAAGATCCGATCCGGAGATTGGTCTAATGTCCTGTTAGGTAAGGATGAAACTAAAGAATTTGAGGTTGAAGTTCGAGTGTTGGAACAAGCGTTTTCTTTTGTCTTGTCAAACCGTGAGGTTGACTTGATGGACCGTTATAAGATGACACCCGACCAATATCAGCAGCGCTTGAGTGCTGCTATTAAGAAGGCCTCGACACTGATTTCTCGCTGCACTAGTGTGCAGCAGAAGATGTGTATATCAAATTTCATCAAATCTTTGACAGAAAAGCAATCACACCTATTTGCTTCGATAGCAGACGCGCCACGAAAATTGGAGGCGTATGCTGTAAAGTTTGCAGGGCCATCTGGAACTGGAAAATCAACTTTGTTGGATCTATGTTCCAAAATCATTTTGAAGGCTTACGATCGCGATCCGTCTGAGCGTGGCCAGGTGGTGTTCACTAATATTTCTGAGAAGTATGAATCCACCATTTTCCCAAATCACAAAATCATTTGTGCCGACGATGTGGCGAATAATAAAAATGAGAAACCCAATTATGACAGAATTTTAAATTATGTCAATACGGTTCCACGTCCATTGGAAAAGGCCGATACGAAGGAGAAGGGAATCTATTATCCAGGAAATGATGCATTCCTTGCAACAACCAATGATGAGACTCTTCGTGCCATGCAATGTTCCTGTGCACCAGAGAGTATTTTACGACGCTTTGCCCTTGATGTAACAGTCAATATTCGTCCTCAATTCCAGAATGAGTATGGGGGATTGCGTAGTACAAATGAGCGCCGCTTTGATGTGTATGAGCTGACGCTTAAAAGGTTTAGCCACATTGAAGTGGATTCCGAAACCGAGAAGAAAACTATTGTTTGGAAAGAAATACCTCGGAATGAATGGAATCCCGATGATGATGGTACACAGGATTTTAAAGCGATGTGTAGATTTTTGGCTTCTGATGTGAAGCGTCATATTGCTACGCAAAAGGAGAAGGCTCGTATTCAGAAAGAGCTTGATGAATGCAAATTTTGTGAAGAATGTGGTTGTCCGACCGTGATCTGTTCCTGCAAGCATCAAGATGCCATTGCTATGTTTGGATCATTATGGTCCACGTGCAATACTCGAGAATTGTGGGATGTTAGAGCCGCTTTGTCGGGTTGTAGACATTCTCTCATGAGAGTGCACAAAGATGTATCACTTGGCATAAAATTGTATCAAAAACGAGCGCAAATACAGAACCTCCTGAGTGGTGGTTTAGCTGCATTGATTGTGGGTTGCGTTCTGTCTCCGCGTGTCGGGTGCGGGATTTTGACAGCAATAGTAGCGAGTGTTCTCTACCTTCGTTGGAAGATCATAAAAGAAGTCGATGAGGAGATTAGTCGACGAAATGATCGTTTATCTAGCTTGTGTGAGAGTGTTCGTGAACAGTTGCGCTCAAATATGAAGTATTTTGCTTTTGGTGCGAGTTTGCTTGCCATTTACAAGTGTTATCGCGTTGTGCGACACATGTTTGTAACGCAAGACAAGTCGAGTTATTTTGATGAAAAGTCTGACCTTTTTAAGGTCTTGCTCAAGAATCCTAAAGGTTCTGAGCATCGAATCATTCTACAGGATGAGCGTGACTACAAGGAAGGTTATTCTCGGATAACCCCTAAAGAGACCAAGATTTCGAAAACTACGACTAGTGCCGATTTGCGAACAGCTGTAGCAAAAGCTTTGCGGTTTGTTATTGTCAGATCGAAGGGAGAGGTTTATGGAACGGTTAACGGTTTAATGGTCGCATCTAATGTGATCATGATTCCATCACATGCCCTTCCAGAATCTATGCCTTTTGATATCGAAACATCGGCAACTCCTGGTGTACCTAGCGCCAAAACAAAAGACCAGAAATTGGATGAACGTTATTGTGTGATCAATCGTGATCTTGACATTGCTTTTGTTCATCTAGCCTCTAGTCCTGCATCTTCAGAATTTGCGCAGTTTTTCCCCGAGGAATATCCTCAATTCTATTCTCGGGCAACAACATTGGTCTGGAAATCACCAGATAACAAAGTCACATATTCAGAGCAAGCTGCTCGACAGCTATCATCTGATTTGAACTATTATGGAGCACTTGAGCGCGATGGCTACCTTTATGGTACGCGTCAGACTTTGCACCGGTATGTCCTGAAAAAGGGGACCGGTTTGAGGGTTGACTTGGATTTTGAAGGGTTTGGAGGTCTTTGCGGAGGAATGTATATCGATTCTTCGAAGGGACTAATCTATGGTTTCCATGTCGCGGGGTATCGAGATTCCTGTTCCGGATATTTGACATGTGTTACGCAACCTATCATCAAAGATGCATTGGCGCAGTTGGATAAGACCAGCCCCACTTTATTGGTCCATTCGGCTGGAGAAGTTCGAGTGGATCTCTACGGAGAGCCTTACACTCTCGTCAACGAAAAACCTCTTTACGTTCGTGAAGATGGAACCAAGGAGAAGACGATAGTGACATATTTTGGCCAGGTTCGGAAAAATGGTGTCCCTTTGGAAGAGCGGGCTAGAGCACCTTACATTCCTACTCCTTTTAAAGGTATTCAGCAGGAATTTGGTCCTAGCAAGCATAAACCGCCACGACATCCTAACGATGTTGGAAAAGCTATGAAGACTCTTAACAAGTTAACACAGCCTGTTCAACATTATGAAGGAGATATTTTGGCGAAAGCAGTCGAGGATTACCAAGACCAAACTCTGGATATTATCCGTCAAAACCGAGAAGAGTGTTCTGAAATGCTTCGTCTTTATACGCAGGAAGAAGCGATGGATGGTTGTGAGGGAGTTGGTGGAATGCCAAACGCTTCCTCCGCTGGTTTTCCGATCAATAAATCTAAGAAACAATGCTTGGTGAGGGACCCTATGGATGAGTCCCTTGTCAAAGTCCCGCGCGAATTTGATTCTGCGTGGGATATTCAAGGTGAAATTGATCGTACGGAGAAATGTTGGCGTGATGGAGTGAGGTCGGAAGCGATATATAAGGCAAGCAGTAAGGTCAACGAGCTTTTAGAAAATTCCAAAGCTAATGAAAAGGTTAGGAAATTTTATGGAAGCGGTTTTGCTAATTTTGTCGCTTCAAAGAAAAAGTTGGCCGGAATCCCTCGTTTTATGCGAAGATTTTGGCGACAAACTGAATGTCTCGTTGGCATTAATGCAACCTCCAAAGAATGGAGAGAATACCATGACTACTTGGTAGAGTATGGTACAGATAGGATGATTGCGGGAGATTTCTCTGGATTTGATACCCGCATGGCTGCGCAAATCACTGCAGCGGCTGCCAAGATCATGGTGTCATGGTATGCTGAGGCAGGATGTAATGAAGATGAGCTACGCGAAATTCGTGGTGCTCTTTCTGATATTGTGCATCCAAATATCCTATTTTCTGGTGATTTGTATCGCTTTGCCAACGCTAATCCGTCTGGTAACTTGATTACAGTTCAGCTTAATAGCATTTGCAATTCTTTGATGATGCGGTACGTGTATTATGCAATGATGCCAAACATTAAAGAAAAGTTTTCTTCTAATATCCGCTTAGGTACTTATGGAGATGACAATGCTATGAGTGTGAAAGCACACTGTAAATGGTACAACCACACCAGTTGCCAACGCGAGTTTGAGAAGTTGGATATCGGCTACACAATGGCCGATAAGGGAGCTACCTCAGTTCCCTATATTTCTATTTCTCAAATTTCATTTTTGAAAAGGTTTTTCGTCCGACATCCGGAGCTGAATTCAATTGTAGCTCCCATAGAGATGGATTCCATTTTGAAGAAATTTCATTGGGTGAAAAAACCTAATGAGTCCCCTTTGTCCTTCGATGAACAATTCGGAGCATATACTGATGGTGCGTTTCGCGAGATGTATTTGCATGGGCGTCCAGCTTATGAGAAATTCACGGAACAAATCAAAAGAATTATTGCCCTGAATAGCTCTCTAAAGTCTCAAGTTTCACTCATTCCGTATGATGAGATGACTGAGATTTTGCGACCATATTATTTGGACTCTTATGTAAACGATAATAAAAAGTTGTTTGCTGAGAGTTGTGGTGTGGACGTTTCAGAGCTTGCTAATGTTGATCTGGAGGATGAAGAGGTTGTGGGCTAATTGCCCAAGAGGTATTTCGACCAATCCGTATCCCTTTGAACTACGGTAGACGGATGGGCACAACAACTGATTACGGCACCTTGAGATCGCTCTATCTCTAGTGAACGCTTTGTTGTGACAGCATTGAGCAAATGTGTGTTGCATGCTGATCCGCTTGCAACGCTCTAAGAATATCAATTGGATCCCTACATTTTACTTCTACAAATTATATTATTACATTTTTACATATTACTCTTACATTTTTACATGTTGCTGTACCATTGGGTCAGCACTTTATTTTCTTTATACTTGTATATATTATGCGTGCTTTGTTGAAGAAACCCTTGCTCTTGCTGCAGCAGTTCGTGCTGGTGCGGAGAAGGTTGCTGGTATCACCCGTGAACGTTACATCAAGAGATTGACATGGTTACGCGAGTTTACTCGCTTGTCAATTGCTTTCAACCACGATGACAAGAAGAAGCCAGCATACATTCGAATTTCCAATGTTTTGGAGAACTTACGCCTAGATTCCGCAGATGGTAAGCTTAGAATGCAGCCATATTGCATTCTCTTATCTGGTCCCCCAGGCGTCGGCAAGACAGGAACTGCGATGAAGATTGCTGCGATGTTGATGAAGGCCAAACATGGTCGTTTCAGATCGACCGATGTTGTGACCTTGAATGAAACAGACGAATTTCAGTCTGAATATCGAACCAATCATAGAGTTGTCATTTTCGATGATATAGGTGCGGATAAAATTCGCCCTTCAGGTGTTAATCCTTGGCGCAAAGTTATTGACTTTGTCAACAACATCAAGAAAACGGCATTGAATCCTAATTTAGAGATGAAAGGCAATGTTTACATTGAACCCGAACTTGTGATCATGACTACTAACTTGTGTAATGGTTTACAAGTACCCTTCTGGATGAATTGTCCAGAGGCTATATTTCGGAGAATAAATCTCTTTTTAGAATTGAACTCATTCACGCATGCTTGCAGAGTTCCAATGGTCAAACACCCTCGTCCGCTTCGTGGTGATGGTGTTTTGACAAATGGTCAAAGGTATGAGGAGTTTAAGCAGACTCCCGAATATCAAGATTTAGACACCCTGTTAGATCCTGTTGTCCCAGAATTCTTGTCCCATTGTGACCAACAAGCCGACTACGTTGAAAAGATGAACTCTTTACTGGATAGTGATGATGAAGTTTGTAGTCCATTAACTTGCTTTTGGCAAGATCAAATTTTACCTTTGTTACCTCGGAAGATTGCTTTACCCTTAGAGGTTGAAGCTTTATTACCTTGGTACCATCGATTTGCTAGAAAGTTATGTGTTGCTGATAGCGGTGCTATTTGTCAGGTTTCTATATGCGATGATGATTCTCTTGAAGCTAGTGTTCGTACGAGTACCAGTGAAATAGAGGATAATCGAGCATTTTTTGACAATAGTGCTAATCAGTGGCATTGTGATTGTGATCTTCAAACTCAAGGAGGTGAGATTGATGAGGAGATTTGTTTGGAAACTCCTCCCAACACTCCTAGAGTGACCACCCTTTTCCCTCCTATATCGGAACTCACGCACCATCAAAAAGTGCTGGACATTCTGTTTGATATAGAAAACTATCTAATTTTTGAGCATTTGATCGTTGATGGGTACTATGCACCTTGTGATTTTGGCTATTTAGTCAAATGTCACGGTGCCTTGGTTAATCCTAAACGACATCATCTTTTTTCCCAAACTAGTGAGCATTATTATTATTATTCTGCCGACGAGATTCGTGAAGCATATTTTCGGTATTGCAAACGCTTAAGCGATGCATACCCTACTGCTTTTCACGATCGTGATATGTATGACATGCTCATTTCTAGCAAGTGTGCTGAGGAATTTAAGGCTTTCCGTCCGACGAAAAAGGAGAAGAAGCTTCTCAAGGAGGCTCGTGAGAAAGATGATTGCTCAAAGATCACAAGCCCAGTGTACTATGGTGAGGTGATTAAGTTTATCTCCCATTCGTACAAAGGTATTGATTTCGACGAGCGTCAACTTATGTCCAAGGCCATGCTTGAGATGCTTCGAAATTGTCAGAGAAAGCTAGCTGAGATGGGAGCACAAAATCAGCTTCCTAATCATTCTAGTTCTCTTCTGGCATACCAGATGATCCGACGTGCTTGGCATGCCAAGCAAAAAGAATTTGAAGTGGAGGACAAAATTAATGGTTTGACTATTGATGCTCGATTTCGTTGTGGCGAAACGTTGACATTAGTTGAGGCCAAGACTCGTCTTGAGCCCGATGAGCAAATTAAGCGCTATATGCGCGATGTTGCTTTAGATCAACCTGTCATTGGAATTGGTATCAGTTATACCCGCTACGTCATTTATTATGCTGGTAAAGTGCCCGAGAAAGATTTGGTGACAGCTGCTAAGATTTGTTCAGCAGTATTCCGCTTCTTTCAACTGTATGGAAAACACTTTCGAGTTTCGTTTCCATTTACCAAGTATAAGATACATGACGATACTTATCCTCCACCAAAATCTTGGACAGCCTAAGATGTTTGATGGGATTAGCCGTCTACTGTATAAGAGTACTTCCTAGTTGAAGTCTAGGAGCGAATTTACAGTGGACATAAATGTTCTGAGACTTGTCTTAGAAGGCTAGCCTGGTAAGGTGAATAAATATGCAATTTTGTAATTGCCACATTTGTGGCATGCCAATTTGCCGTCTACTATATAAGAGGACTTCCCAATTGAAGTTTGGGAGCAAATTTATAGCAGACATAAATATTCTGGAATTCGTTTCAGGGGGCTAGCCTGG